GAAGTAACAAACCATTCTCAGTAGGCTGGTATGCTCAAGACTTTGATGGTAGAACGTACCTTTATAGGGAGCTATATATGAATCAAGATGGATTCTTGAAGACATTTGGTAAGGAGCTAACAGCTAGAAGGCTGGCAATGGCTATTATAGGAATGACTAAGAAGGCAGGAGAAGACTATGAGTATTGTATAGCAGACCCATCTATGTGGAATAAGATACTACTAGGCAAGAAGACAGACTTATTAGAAGGAGAGTCATATGCTGAGATAATGATGGATGCAGGGCTTAATATGATAAGAGGGGATAATAATAGAATGAACGGGCTTGCTAGATTTAGAGAGGCTTTATCACCTGCCCTAGATGGCAGACCCTGGTATCAAGTATTTAGAAGCTGTTATGACACAGCTAGAACAATACCATCATTAGTCTATAATGAGCCTAAACATGGGAATGTAGAAGATGTAAACACTGACGGTGAAGACCACTGTTACGATGGGGACAGGTATTTCTTTATGAGTAGACCTATCAGACCTATTAAAATGCAGACACCAAAATTATCAAATATCGGTAGAGCCTACAGAGAGGCCACCAAGAAATGGGAGGAACCAGACCATGAAGAAGAAACAGATATCTACCAAGACTACCTCTAAGACAGTACAAGAACTTGAAGAGGCACTAGCACAGGTTATTACTACACCTGTATCAATTGGTGACTTTGACGTTATGAGATTCGGATTACCAATAGTTATGTTATTTGGTGAGACACTACGATCAATTAAGGAAGACAACAGTATTGCGGGAAACAAGATAGAACTGGGATTGAAGAAGAGTAGCCTTACAAGTGAGTTAAAAGGCCACCTATTAGCATTAGGTTGGACTGTAACTAAGAACTATATAAAGAAGAAACACAACGGTGTATCAATAGAGATTAAACTAGTATCTAAGAAATACAGATACTTTGATAACCCAGACATTGTGTTTTATAAGGAGTTTGAGTCAGTACACATACCCAATCCCTGGAAGTCATATTACAAAGTTAGAGGGTTTATAAAATGATGGAATGGATATTACTAGGACTATTAGTTTATATTGCAGTACAGGACATACTAAACCGCAGAGAACGCAATAGATTGATGGAGGCTTTTTTAGCTAAGAACTTGGAAGAACTAAGAGAGCCAGTTAAGAAGGGCAAAGAGATTGAGGCGATGATTGAGAAACAGCCTGACCATATACCTTTAGACCTAGCAACAGCAGATGAGTTTGACAAGGCTATTAGAAAGACAGTAGGAAAAGAAACAAAGAAAGACAAGGCAGAAGCCTTAGTTAAGAAAGTGGTGAAACGTGGCAGATAGAATAGAGAAGAATACTAGCAGAACTGATACTAAGAACATAGCAATGGATATAGATAGCATGGTTACATTTGCTAATGCTACCCGTAAGCACTACGCTAGAAATTGGTATAACAACAACTTCTTTGATGATGGTTACCACTTACGGTCTATCTCAAGAACTACGGGCAGGATTATTGATTTAAGCAACAGAGCCACTATGTTCTCTCCAAGACGTGCTATACCAAAGGCAGCAAGACAGATCAGAGGCATGACTAACCTTATACTCTCACAAGACTTTGTACCTATTGTTAGGCCAGAGCAGACTACACAGGTTAATTATCCTCAACAAGAAGAATACCAACAGGCAAAGCAGTCAGCTAAGTTAGTAGCTAAGAGATCAGGGCATTGGTTAACTGAGGAATGGAAGAAACAGGAGCTTGATATTAAGTTAGCACAGATGTTAATGCTAACTATGAAGAACTATGTATCCTATATCCAGGTATGGCCTGATGCTATAGAAGAAGCTATAAGGACACAGGTTTATGATGCGTTTGATATCTACGTTATGAGTAGTGTTACCAGTATCTATGATTCACCCTTCTTGATTAAAGTCACCCCTAAGTTGATAAGCGAACTTAAAGCTAATGAGAACTTTGACAAAGACCAGTTAGACAAGATATCACCTGATAACCGTATGGCATCAGACGATATCAAAGAGGCATATTTAATATCACAACATGGCAAGTCAGGGGAAGGTTCTGATTATGCAGCTACTTTATTACAGAAGGAGGCATTTCTTAAGGAATACATTAGCGATGACAACATTGGAAGAATACGCAAGTCCCCAGATGGTGATAAGATATTAGAGGATAAGAAGAAGGGCGACCCAGTCATTAGACATGTATTCTCAGCGGGTAAGGTTTGGTTATTAGACGAATATGTTAATTTACCTGATTACCCATTTGTAGACCTTAGGTTAGAACCTGGGCCTATGTATGGTATATCACAGATTGAAAGGTTTATACCTCAGAACAAATCACTTGATAGTGTTGTTAGTAGGGTTGAACGTTATATCCATACTATGAATGTGGGTGTGTGGCAGGTGCGTAAGGGTGAGAATTTTAAGATTAGTAATGTAGCAGGTGGGTTAAAAGCAGAATATGACAAAGTACCACCACAACAGGGACAGTTAGCACCAATACCTGCTCATGTTATGCACTTTATACAGTTGATGGAGGGATTTATAGAAGAGCAGGGTGTTACTACATCTTCTGGCAAAATACCAAAGGGTGTTAAAGCATGGGGAGCTATTGAGTCATTAAAAGCAGGTGAGTTTGCAAACCTCTATATTGCTATTAAACAACTCAAGAACTGTATTGGCCGTATATCCGAGAAGATGTTTGATATTGCAGATAAACACTTCATTAATAAGCAGACTATATTAAGACTAGAGAAGGGCGAACCAGATTACTTTGACATAGTTGGTCAGGCAGGGATTGAGGCAAGAAAGGGTATTGATGAGGCGGATAACATGGAAGACGTTGTACCTATTAAGAAGGATTATAAAGTTGATATACAAATAGAGTCAGGGTTAGGTTATACAGATGAGGGTAAGAAGGGCAGAATGATGGAGGTAGCTAACTTTATGCTAGGTTTAGCTAAGGAAGGGTTATTACCACAGCCTGCAGTTAAGGCAGTAGTTGAGAGGTTAATAGAGGTTTATAAGTTCGGGCCAACAGCTGAAATGATGGATGCCCTAGATGAGGTAGGAGCAGGTGAGTTATCAGAGAACCAGATACAACAGCAAAAGGTTGCCTTGATAGAGGTATTAAAGGATGCTAAGAAGGCAGGCTTGTTTGACCCTGATGAGAAGAAACACTTAGAGATTAGCAAGATGGGTTCATTAGAGGCTATGAAGGATGGCAAGAGAGCTGGGTTATTTGATGATGATAAGAAGAAAGAACAGGGTGGTAGTAAAGAAGTACAAAGGAGTGAAGTAATAGAAACTGGTAAGGATGGTAAGAAAACAAAGAGAGAACTAAAAACTATAGAGAAGACGGAGTAAGGAATGAAAGAACTAGCATTTTTAGAGTATATGTTTATGTTAGACCCAGCAGGTCCCTGGCAACATCTTAGTGAGTTTGAGAGTGATTTAAGGAAGTTCTTTATTGCAAATGGGCTAGAGGCAGAGATTGTTAGGACAGTTGGAGGGCAACAAGGCAAACGTATACTCTTTCTTAAGAAGAAGAAAATGATAGATATTCCCTTTGAAAAGAAGGGTGCAGGTAGGCCACAAAGCATAGGAAGACGGATGAAGGATATGAAGACCAAAGTAATGAAAGCCCCAGAAAAGAATTGGAAAAAGAAGAAAAGAAAAGAACGTGGCTTTGACCGTGTAAGGAGAAAAGCAGGTGGTTAAACAAAACGCAATTCAGGACAACCAGCTAAACAGGGCATTAATTGCTCATTCTGGTACTGCTGATGATGCAGATACTATAAGACTTGTTGCAGATGCTGATGGCAAACTTGAAACTACAGCGTCACTTTCTAGTGGTACGATAGTTGATGTTGTAAAGGGAACGTTAAGTAGTATTGGTACGATTGGCGTTATTGAGGATGGGACAATTACTACAACCATTGGTGATCTTACTGGCGGGACTATTGATAACTTAGCTTCAGGAAGTGTTGTAGTAACTGCGGGTACTGTAGTTACTACGCTTGGAGATTTAGAAGGTGGAACAATAGACAATATCGCCTCTGGGTCTATAGTTGTTACCGCAGGAACTGTGGACACTACGCTTGTGCTTGATGCTGGGACTATAGACTTACTAAAAGGAGGTACTGTTACTAGAATTGAGGGTGGAAGTGTAGTAGTTACAGCGGGAACGGTAGAAACCACAATAGGCGATTTAACTGGAGGTACAATCGACAATATTGCTTCAGGCTCAGTGGTAGTTACTGCAGGGACTATAGGAGACTTAGATACCATAGGAACGGTGGGTGTATTAGAAGATGGGACTATCTCAGAACTAACTAGTGTTACTAATATAGCTAGTAATGCAACATTTAAATATAGACTTACTG